TTTAAAGTCTCAGTATGAAACAATCATGTCAGCTATGGATCATGAAGAAGTAGAACCTACTGAAGAAGATAAGGTTAAAGCTGAAGCAGTTGAAGCTCGTATCAAAGACATTGACGTTAAAGAAGACGTTCAGGCTCTGATGAGTGCAGATGACAGTCTTTCAGAAGATTTTAAAATTAAGGCTGCAACAATTTTTGAAGCAGCAGTTAAATCTAAAGTACGTTCAGAGATTGAGCGTATTCATGAAGTAGTATTAGACGAGAAGACAGAAGAAATTGATGTCTTCAAATCTGAACTTACAGAAAAAGTCGATACTTATCTCAACTACGTTGTAGAGGAATGGACTAAAGAGAATGAGTTGGCAATCGAGCGCGGTTTGAAGGGCGAGATTGCAGAAGACTTTATCTCTGGACTGAAACAGTTGTTTGAAGATCACTATATTGATGTGCCGGATGAGAAATATGACGTTCTCGAAGCACAATCTGAGAAAATTTCTGAACTAGAAGAGAAGTTGAATGAACAAATCACTAAGTCGGTTGGTCTTACTTCTTCTAACTCTAAGCTAGTTCGTGAAAGGGTTATTTCTGAGGTTTCCGAAGATTTAGCCGATACCGAAATTGAAAAGTTCAAAAGTCTTACAGAAGACGTTGATTTTACGGATGAAGATTCTTTCCGTGAAAAATGCGAAACTTTGAAGGATAGTTATTTCCCGAAAACTGTAGTTGAACAAAGAGTTCATGATGAAGATGGTAGCACCGCACAGGACGTTGATACGACAGATGCTATGACAGCATACTTGTCGGCCATCAGTCGTAATCAAAAGGCGAGTGCATAAAACATTATATTAACAGATGTAATTTAAAAGGAGAAACAAATGTTTCAGACAGAACATCTACAAGAAAAGTGGCAGCCAGTCCTAGAACACCCCGATCTACCACGGATTGAGGATTCTTACAAGCGGGCAGTTACCACTCTCATCCTAGAGAACCAAGAAAAAGCAATGCGTGAGGATCGTGGGTTCCTTACAGAGACAGCGCCAGTCAACAGCATGGGTGGTGGACAGATGGATACGTGGGACCCAATTTTGATCTCCCTAGTTCGTCGTGCAATGCCAAACCTGATCGCTTATGACGTTTGCGGTGTGCAGCCAATGACAGGACCAACTGGTCTTATCTTTGCCATGCGTTCCTCGCTCGCTTCGCAAGATGGTGCAGAGGCTCTCGTTGATGAGTCAATGCCCGGTGCTGCTGGTCGTTCCAATCAGAACGCTGCTGGTACAATCGGCGGTGGAGACGTTGGTTCCACAGAGACTAATCCTGCTGTTCTTAACGACAGTCCTTCTGCTGGAACATATGTTTCTGCAACAGGTATGACACGTTCAGAGGCAGAAGCTCTTGGTGACAGCTCTACCAATGCTTTCGCAGAGATGGCCTTCTCAATTGAGAAGTCCACAGTTACGGCAGTTTCTCGCGCACTCAAAGCAGAGTACACGATGGAACTTGCTCAGGACTTGAAAGCAATTCATGGTCTTGACGCCGAGACAGAACTCGCCAACATTCTCAGCACAGAAATTCTTGCTGAAATTAACCGTGAAGTTATCCGTTCGCTGTATGTTACAGCTGTTAAGGGTGCTCAGGTTAATACAACTACTGCTGGTATCTTCGATCTGGACACCGACTCTAATGGTCGTTGGTCAGTTGAGAAGTTCAAGGGCCTTATGTTCCAGATTGAACGTGATGCCAACGCGATTGGTCAACAGACTCGTCGTGGTAAAGGTAACATGATCATCTGTTCCGCTGACGTTGCTTCTGCACTTCAGATGGCTGGTGTTCTTGATTACACTCCTGCTCTAAACAACAGCCTCAATGTTGACGATTCATCCACCACATTCGCTGGTGTTATGAACGGCCGTTACAAGGTTTATGTTGATCCATACGCTGCCAACGTAGCTGCTTCTCAGTACTATGTTGTTGGTTATAAGGGCACATCGCCTTATGATGCTGGTTTCTTCTACTGCCCATACGTTCCGCTTCAGATGGTTCGTGCGGTTGGTGAAAGTTCCTTTCAACCCAAGATCGGCTTCAAGACTCGTTACGGTCTTGCTGCTAACCCATTCGCTGGTGCGGGTGCGGTTGCTGCTGGTGACACGGTTAATACCGATGCGTCACTGGATGCCAATACAAATGCTTGGTATCGTCGCGTTAAAGTTACTAACCTTATGTAAGATTAAATTTAATAAGAAACTTGACTACAAACTTAGGGGGTGCTTTCGGGCACCCTCTTTTTTATTATAAATAGTAATATGAAAACATTAAATTTAGAAACTACCGCGCCATTTCAAGGGTTAGCAGAACTTGTTGCTTATGAAGAAGGCCTCTTTGCATTAGAGGGCCTAGATATTAATTGGGTTGATCGTGATCCAACTGAGAATGTAGTAGATATTAAAAAAACTATTAATACTGATATTAAAGACCCCAGTGAGGTTAACTCACATTCTAGTCACGGTAAATTGTTTGAACAGGGCAAGGCAGACATGTACAATGCTTGCGAGTGGGGTAACTACTGTAGAGTTCAAGATTCTGGAATAGAAAGTGGACGGCAGATAGGACGCAGATCAATTGTATCATTTGCTGGTCTTGTAGTGAGGCCTAGTTCAAATGTTTATACACCACAACAGTTAGCGGGTAAATTGATAGGTGTTCCATTTTATTTTGGTACACACTACTTAGCATTACATATGCTTGAAGGGTTTCTTGAGAGAGATCAAATAAATCTTTGTAGCGCGCCTAATGGATCAAGACATAGATACGATGCTATGATGGCTGGAACAGTTGAAGCAACTACATTAACTGAACCCTATTTGACTCTCGCAGAAAAAAATGGATGTAGGGTTGTTACAAGTGCATTTTATCATGGAACAGAAGTTGCTTCGGATAATGTAGATGAAGAAACATATAGCAAATTCAATCTGGCTGTATGTGAAGCTGTAAAACGAATTAACGCAAACAAGAAAAAATACTTACAATATTTCATTGACTACCATAAAAAAAGAGACCCAGAAATTAGCACACTAACAGTTTCCGATTTGCGTGAAAGTAGAATTGTTGTGGTAGAACCAGCACCAATCCCAGAAGATGAATTGGAAAGAACAGCTAATTGGATTAAGAGCTGGGGTATGTTAGGTCAGACTGAGAATCATAACGACTTAGTTAGGATGGTATAATGGCAACAGCACAATCACCACTCGCAAGACAACCAGACAAGTTAGACTATGCAAGTCCGACTCAGTTTCGGTTTGGTATCAACCAGCTACCGAAGGTTGAGTTTTTTACTGTTGGTGCTAACCTTCCCGGCATCACTGGGAGCCCGGGTACACTCCCTACGCCTTTTAAGGACATTCCTATTCTGGGTGATAAATTGGAATATGAAAATTTATCAATAACTTTTATTGTTGATGAATATCTGGAGAACTATAAGTCTCTTCATGATTGGATGAGGGGGATTGGTTTTCCATCAAACAGGTCTGAATTTAAAGAATTTAGAGATGTAACATCACTTGCTCCAGCTGGGGGTCAAACTGCGTCGGCCGATATCGTAGGTTCTGCAACACCAGATAAGGCGTTATATTCAGATGCGTTTCTTATGATATTATCAAATAAAAACAATCCTATTATTGAAGTTGTTTTCGAAAATATATTTCCTATATCATTGAGTGGACTAGATTTTACTCAAACATCAACAGACGTTGAATATATAACTGCTTCCGCTGAGTTTGCATATCAAATCTATGAAATTAAAACATTATAAATAAAACGTGAACAGATTTGGTACGCTTTAACAAGTTATCAAATCTTAGACTTAATTTCTAGTGACTACTCGTTCGGACTCACTAGAGTCAATATAACCAGAGAGAGACACCAAACTGTTCACTTTTTTTATTATGAGGTAACTATGGATTTAGATGTATTAAAGAGAACTGCAAGAGAAGACCTTCCCGTAACTGATCAAGAACATATTGATCAGGAATCCTATAAAAATCAAATGATTAAGCAGAAGTGGTTGGACTTCAAGGCTGACTTTGAGTTGCTGTTGATAAAGGCCAAGACTGATCATCAACAATTGTATCGTCTTAAATGGGAATACTATGGCGTAAAGCCGAG